TACAACAATATCAAGGCAAGAGTTTTTTACTGATGGTAAAACTCCATACTTGCAAATAACCTTTGAAGATGGAAGCACTACTTGTATACTGCTAACCCGATGTGAATTCTAATAGCATTGTACAGATGATAATCTAAATGAAAATTTACTATCTTTGTAACTAATAAATAATTAAATATAAATCAAATGGCAAAAAGTAAAAAATTAACAGAAAAAGAACTTACACAAGTTCAATCAATGCTTAACGCATTTAACCAATTGAAAATGCAACTTGGGGATGTGGTTTTGCAACAGAAACAAATTGTTGATAATATCGACAAGGTAAAAGAAGACTATAAAGTAGTCGAAAAGGAATTAACTAAAAAGTACGGTGAGGATGCGGTAATCAATCCAAAGACAGGAGAAATTACTAAAAGTCCTAAAGAGACTTTAGAAAAAGTAAAATAAAAAATGGCAAGAATAGCAACATACCCTGTAGATGCAATACCAACTATTAACGACAAAGTAATAGGTACTGATGTCGATAATGAGTTGATTACAAAAAATTATAGGATTGGAGATATTCTTGCGTTAGTACCGGGTGGAGGTCTTTCCGTTCAGTCACTAAACACATTAACAGGAGAACTTACTTTACTAGGTACAGGAGGCATTACTATTAGTGCTTCCGGTACCGACATAACTATTGATGGTTCAGCTATTGGTGGTGGTGGATTAAGTAAATTTGATGTAACAGGTAATTCAGGTACAACTGAAACTATTGATGAAAATCAAGACCAATTAACTTTTAAGTCTAATGATTTAGTTATACAAGGAAGTAATTCGGGAACATTTGATTTCAACTTAATTAACCAAGGTGTAACAGGAACTTATACCAATGCTGACATAACTGTTAATGCTCAAGGTATTATTACTGCAGCTTCCAATGGAAGTGGTGGTGGTGGTGGTACACCGGGAGGTGCAGTTTCAGATGTTCAATATCACGGAACAGGTGGTGTGTTTGAAGGCAATCAATACAATACTTATGTATTGGGTAGTAATTTTTCAGAACACCGTCTTGGTGGAAAAGAGAAAGCCGGTCAGGTAACTCTTGATACTTATGGTGTAGGTGATGCCATTAATTATGGTAATGCAGCACTAGAACACAGAGGTGGTAACTATGTACACTTAGCAGGTTCTACTGAAGTAGGTGCCGGTGATGATTATTATATACACTTTCCAACAAAGCAAGGTGGAGCACAACAAATTTTAGAATCTGATGGTAATGGTCAATTAAATTGGATACCAACCCCAACAGGTGGTGGCAGTAATGACAAATTCAAATATGATGCAGCAGATACTCAAGCAGGATATTGGAGTGATAAAGTAACAATAGGTTCAGGTTTATCAGCTTCAGTTAATACTGATGTATCAGGAGTTAAAACAATAACTATAACTGCTCAATCAGTTAATACAGTAAATAGTATTAAAGTAGGTAATACTACAGAATCAGGACTCTTTGAGTTTACAGGTTCAGGTGTGACTATGGATACTACTACTAGTCCAACTACTATTAATTTTGCAGGAGGAGGAGGAGGTACTCCGGGAGGCTCTAATGGTCAAATACAATATAATGACAACGGTGCATTTGGTGCTAATGTAGGTTTTACGTTTGATACAACTTATGCTAAGTTAACATTAGGTAAATCTGCTGCTCCTACAAGTAAACAAGGTTGTTTAAGAATTGAAGGAAATGGTACAAACTTAGGTGGTAAGATTGAATTAGAAACAGGTCAAGGAAAGGCTACTCCTGAAATTATTACAGTAATGGCTCCTGACGGGGGTGCAAAACAGGAAATAGTTTTACCTGATGCATTACCAACTCTACAATCTCAAGTATTAGCAGTTAAAAGTATTAATGGTTCAGAGATTCAAACACAATGGGAAGTTTCTTCAGGAGGTGGAGGAGTAACTCAAATTGTTCCGGGAACAAATGTAAGTATTAGTCCCCCTTCAGGTTTAGGTGCAGTTACAGTTAACAGTACACCTTTTCAGATGAATAAGGTTATTGAAGATAAAGAAAACAATAATCAAACAATTAATCCCGGTTCACAAACAGTAATACTTTTTGGTAAAGGACAAACAACACCTGAAGTAACTATTACTTCCTCAGGTGATGTTACATTTAATCTTCCCGGAAAGTACATTGTTAATATAGGTGTTAATGTTGTTAATCAAGATATTACAACTCAATACGCTGCATTTACTGCAACATTAAACGGAGGTCCTTATTTGCAAACTTGGATTCAACAAGTATCTGATACGGTAGCTTCAGGTTGGGAAGTTAGTTTTCCTGTAGAAACTACAGTTGATAATGTTAGATTGCAGTTACTTGCAACAATGTCTAATCTTCAAGGAAGAGCACAAGCAGCACCAACAGGTGTGGGAACTATGCCTGATGCACCAAGTTCGTGGATTGCTATTCATAAATTAGCGTAATGGATATTAGAAAGATTTCAGTAGGACCTGACTATAAATCGGGTGCAATGCATTATTTAGTTGGTCAAGTAATATTGAACGGAAGCTATGTTATTCATTTAATTAAATATGATATAGAAAGAGATTCAATATTAATTTATATAGAGAATGACGGGGAAATTTTGTTGTGGAAAGAGTTTACATCCACAATGCCTGTATCTATTGAGTATAATATAAACTTAATATAGAATGTCAGATTTAGCTAATCAACAATTACAAGAGGAACTTGAAATTTATACAGAACAAAAGAAGCAACCCAATCTAACATTCGAGCAAGAAATGGAACTTGCAGATAAAATCCATAATATTAAAATGAAATTAAATGGAGTCAAGCCAACTGATTCACACATAGATTGTTTTGGTTGTGGCTCATAAATTAAATTATGAATTCACCAACTTCTTTTATTGTAAAGCCTTTAAAGGGTAAAAGATACGATAACACAAAGACTTACGGGAATATTGATTTTATAATCAGTACGTCACAGGAGGACCATAGGTTTTCTAATAGACAAGCTGAGGTTATAGAACTTCCTCTTGATTATAATGGACCTATAGAGAAAGGAGATAAATTACTTGTACATCATAATGTTTTTAAATATTATAATGATATGCAGGGAAAAGTTCAAAGTGGCAAAAGTTATTTTAAAGATGATTTATTTTTTATAGATGAAGAACAATACTATGCATATCATAATGGTGTAGAGTGGAATGCAATAGATAGATATTGTTTTATTAAACCTGCACCGGTAGAAGATTCTTATATTTATAAACCATTAAGCGAAGAACCTTTAATTGGAATTGTAAAATATCCTAATGAATATTTAAAATCTAAAGGGGTTACAAAAGGAGTTAAAGTGTGTTACAAACCTGAAAGTGAATATGAGTTTAATATTGATGGAGAAAAACTATACAGAATGTTTGACCATCAAATAACAATGATACTTTGAGAACTATATCTTTATTACATATGAGTTATATTTTTTGGGAAGACGAATGGAATGAGCACGATGGCTCACCTATTCCAATAAGAAAAAAGAAAAGATTTAAAAATGAAATCAAAAGAAATAAAATTAAAAATAATAGAAGCAGGTCACAGGGCAGTGGAACAACTGATAAAGGTGGCGAAGGAAGCAATTATTAAACACGACCCTGAAGATGACTTATCTGCTGATAGATTAAAAAATGCAGCAGCTACAAAAAAGTTAGCAATCTTTGATGCTTTTGAAATATTAAATAGAATAGAATCGGAGAAGGAAGCTATTGAGTCATTAGAAAGGGGAGCCAAAAAAACAGATACAAAACAAGGATTTGCAGAAAGAAGGTCTAAATAAATTATATAAAGTACTTGAAGGTATTGTACCTAAAAATGTTTTAACGTCTAAGAACAAGGCTAAAACGTGGGAATATGGATACAATTCTAAATATGATTTTATTGTCATTTCTAAAAGCGGACAAATAGGAAACATAATTTCTATTCAAGGACTAAGTATAGCACTTCCATTAGAACCAAAAAAGTGTCTTCAAAGACACTCAAAAAAAGAAGAACAGTATTGGGAAAGACAAGAACTGCCTAAAGCTTTATCAAAGATTCAATCAATATTTCAGTGGAATGAAATGTCCTCAGAGTTTAAAGATAGGTGGGTTGATTATATAGAGGAAGAGTTTGATAGAAGAGAACAAGGTTTATGGTATATGTCAAACGGTATTCCTACCTATATAACAGGAGCACATTATATGTATTTACAGTGGACATCTATTGATGTTGGTTATCCTGATTTTAGAGAAGCTAATAGATTATTGTTTATTTTTTGGGAAGCTTGTAAAGCTGACACAAGAAGTTTCGGAATGATTTATTTAAAGATAAGACGTTCAGGATTTTCTTTTATGTCATCTTCTGAATGTGTAAATACCGGAACTCTAGCTAAAGATTCTAGAGTTGGTATACTGTCTAAGACAGGTTCTGATGCAAAAAAAATGTTTACAGATAAGGTTGTTCCAATAAATAGTAGACTACCATTTTTCTTTAAACCTATTATGGATGGTATGGATAAACCTAAAACAGAACTAGCTTTTAGAATTCCGGCTGCAAAGATAACTAAAAAAAATATGTACGATACAACCAATGATGAGTTGTATGGATTAGATACTACAATAGATTGGAAGAACACAGATGACAACTCTTACGATGGTGAAAAACTTTTACTATTAGTTCACGATGAAAGTGGTAAATGGATAAAGCCTAATAATATTTTAAATAATTGGAGAGTAACTAAAACCTGTCTACGTCTTGGTAGTAAAATTATTGGTAAATGTATGATGGGTTCTACATCAAATGCTTTAGATAAGGGTGGTGACAACTTTAAAAATTTATACAATAATTCTAATGTATTAAACAGAAATGCCAATGGTCAAACCAAAAGCGGTATGTATTCACTTTTCATCCCTATGGAATGGAATATGGAGGGGTTTATAGATAGGTATGGAATGCCTGTTTTTAAAAATCCCGAACAAGGTGTTGAAGGAATTGATGGAGAAACAATATATCAAGGAGCAGTAGACTATTGGGATAATGAAGTGGATTCATTAAAGAAAGACCCTGATGCATTAAATGAATTTTATAGACAATTTCCTAGAAGTGAATCACACGCATTTAGAGATGAGAGTAAGCAATCTATATTTAATCTTACCAAAATATATCAGCAAATAGATTACAATGATTCTTTAATAATAGACCATCATTTAACAAGAGGAGATTTAGTTTGGAAAAATGGAATAAAAGATTCTAAGGTTGAGTTTACTCCAAATCAAAGAGGTAGGTTTTATGTATCTTGGACTCCATCAAAAAATCTACAAAACAGAGTAGAAAGTATTAATGGTAAAAAAACACCGGGCAATAAACATATAGGTGCATTCGGATGTGATAGTTATGATATATCAGGAACTGTAGGTGGTGGAGGTTCTAATGGAGCCTTGCACGGTTTAACTATGTTTAATATGGATGATGCTCCAAGTAATGAGTTTTTTTTAGAATATGTTGCTAGACCTCAAACGGCAGAAATATTTTTTGAAGATGTATTAAAAGCTTGTGTGTTTTATGGTATGCCAATACTTATAGAGAATAATAAACCTAGATTACTATATCATTTTAAAAATAGAGGATATAGAAATTTTTGTTTAAATAGACCTGACAAACACTATAATAAATTATCAAAGACTGAAAAAGAATTAGGTGGTATTCCTAATTCAAGTGAAGCAGTAAAACAAGCACACGCTTCTGCAATAGAATCTTACATAGATGCAAACATAGGAATGAAAGAAAATAATGAAATGGGTGATTGCATTTTTACAAGAACTTTAGAAGATTGGGCAAAATTTGACATAAGTAATAGAACTAAGTTTGATGCTAGTATTTCCTCGGGGTTAGCGATTATGGCTTGTCAGAAACACCTATATATACCTCAGCAAAAAGTTTCAAAAATAAAGGTTAACTTTGCAAGGTATAGTAATAAAGGTACAATAAGCGAAATTATTAGATGAAGAAAGTAGACATTAACATATCATCTACAGGATTTCCTAGTCAATTTGTTTCAGATTCAGAAAAAGCTACTGACGAATTTGGTTTACAAATCGGACAAGCTATTCAGTACGAATGGTTTAAAAGAGACGGAAATAGTTGTAGGTATTATAATCAATGGAGAGACTTCCATAGACTCAGATTATACGCAAGAGGAGAACAGTCAGTAGCTAAATACAAAAATGAATTAGCAATAGATGGTGATTTGTCTTATCTAAATTTAGATTGGACACCTGTACCTGTATTGCCTAAGTTTGTTGATATTGTAGTAAACGGAATGCAGAGCAGAGAATTTGTACCTAAAGCTTTTGCTCAAGATGCATTATCACAATCTAAAAGAAGCAAGTACCAACAGATGGTTGAGGGACAAATGGTCGCAAAACCTATGCTTGAAACTATACAAAAGAAAACCGGAGCAAATCCTTTTACAGTAGAGCCTGAAGAACTTCCGAATTCTGATGAAGAGTTGAAGTTGTATATGCAATTAAATTATAAACCTGCAATAGAAATAGCTGAAGAAGAAGCAATTAGTACTTTGTTTGAAGCTAATAAATATGATGACACAAGAAAGAGGTTAGATTATGATATGACTGTTCTAGGTTTAGCAGTTGCGAAGCACGAGTTTTTACCCGGAGATGGAGTAAAGATTAGTTATGTAGACCCTGCTAATATAGTATATAGTTATACTGAAGACCCTTACTTTAGAGATTGTTTTTATTGGGGTGAGATTAAAACTCTTCCTATTATAGAATTAAAAAAGATTGACCCAACTTTAACTAATGAAGATTTAGATGAGATATCTCAATATTCTCAGAGTTGGTATGATTATTATAATAATGCACAAGCATATCAAAACGATATCTTTTATAAAGATACTGCAACCGTTATGTACTTTAATTATAAAACAACAAAAAAAGTTGTTTATAAAAGAAAAGTAAAAGATAATGGTAATGTAAGTATGATTGAAAAAGATGATAATTTCAATCCACCTGATGAAATGATGGATGAAGGTAACTTTACAAAAGAGTCAAAAACTATTGATGTATGGTATGAAGGTGTTATGGTTATGGGAACTAATATTCTTTTACAGTGGAAGCTAATGGAGAATATGGTTAGACCACAATCTGCAACACAACACGCTATACCTAATTATGTAGCTAATGCACCAAGAATGTACAAAGGAGTAATTGAGTCTTTAGTTAGACGTATGGTTCCTTTTGCAGACTTGATTCAAATCACACATTTAAAACTACAACAAGTTATATCTAGAGTTGTGCCTGATGGTGTATTTATTGATGCCGATGGATTGGGTGAAGTTGATTTAGGAAACGGAAACGCATATAATCCTGAAGATGCTTTAAGATTATATTTTCAAACAGGTAGTGTAATAGGTAGAAGTTATACTCAAGATGGTGATTATAACCAAGGTAAAGTTCCTATTAAAGAATTGACTTCAAATTCAGGAGCATCTAAAACACAAATGCTTATAACTAATTATAATCATTATTTAAACCAAATTAGAACTGTAACAGGTCTTAATGAGGCAAGAGATGCGAGTATGCCTGATTCAAACTCTTTAGTTGGATTACAAAAAATGGCGGCATTAAATTCTAATGTAGCTACAAGACATATACTACAAGCAGGTTTATATATTTATAAAAGTTTATCTGAAGCTATAACTTATAGAGTAGCAGATATTTTACAGTATGCTGACTTTAAAGAAGAGTTTATAAATCAAATAGGTAAATACAACGTATCTATACTTGGAGATATCTCTGACTTATATATTTATGATTTTGGAATATTTATTGAACTATCACCTGATGAAGAACAAAAAGCACAATTAGAACAAAATATTCAAATGGCTTTATCTAAAGGAGATATTAATCTTGAAGATGCAATTGATATTCGTGAAATAAAAAATATGAAACTTGCTAATCAGCTTTTGAAAATGAAGCGTATTTCTAAGCAAGAAAGAGAAGAGAAGATGGCTATGCAACAACAAGCTATGAAATCTCAACAAATGATTAAGCAACAAGAAATGACTATACAAGCTAATCAGCAAAAGTTGCAAATGGAAACTCAAGCTAAATTACAATTTAGACAAGGAGATATTGCTTTTGAAATAGAAAAAATGAAACAAGAAGCAATGTTGAAGTCACAATTAATGCAAGAAGAGTTTGCAATAAATATGCAATTAAGACAGATGGATGCTCAAGGCTTACAGTCTAGAGAAGACCAAAGAGAAAAAGCAAAGTCTGAACGTATATCTCAAGCTAATTCTGAACAATCTAAATTAATCAATCAACGTAAGAACAATCTTCCACCAATGAATTTTGAATCTAATGAAGATAGTTTGGATGGCTTTGATTTAGCTGAGTTCAACCCGAGATAAGTTGTCTAAAAGTATATTATTTTTTGTGTAACTTTGTATAAAATTAAATTTAATAAAATATGGAAATAAAAGTAAAAGAAGTCGGAGCGACTGAAGAAAAGTCTGTACAACAAGTTGAACAAGAATTGTTAGACAAACATCAGGAGTCAACAACAGGACAACCTCCTGTAGCAGAAGATAAGGTTGTTGAGTCTACTAAAGTAGAAACTACAACAGAAGAAAAAAAACCGGAACCTGAAGCTGAGAAGAAGCAAGTTCCACAAGAAGAAATTAAAACTCAATCCTCAGAGTTAAGTGAGGATGACGTTCTTAAATATATTGGAAATAGATACGGTAAAGAGTATAAATCTCTTGACGAGTTAAATCAACAGAGAGAGGAGAAACCTCTTCCTGAAGATGTAGCTAAGTATCTTAAATACAAAAAAGAAACGGGTCGTGGATTCGAGGACTTTGCAAAAATGCAAAAGAACTATGATGAAATGGAACCCGATAGATTGCTAAGAGAATATCTAACTGCAACTGAAAAAGGTCTTGATGCTGAAGACATCACAGAACTTATGGAAGATTATCAATACGATGAAGATGTTGATGATGAAAAGCAAATTAGAAAAATTAAATTAGCAAAGAAAAAAACTATTGCTAAAGCCAAAGATTTTTTTGTCAAGCAACAGGAGTTATATAAGGTCCCTCTCGAGTCGAAAAGGGATTCTATTCCTGAATCTGAAACAGACGAATACAAGGCATATAAGCAATATATAGCTGAAGCGAAGACAATCGGTGAACGGAACTCAAGAGCGAGGGAAGTTTATCTAGAAAAAACAAACAATGTATTCAGTGAGTTCAAAGGTTTTGAGTTTACGCTAGACGATAACAAAGTTTACTTTTCACCCGGTGATGCAGATGAGTTGTTAAAAGTTCATTCTAATCCTAGTACTTTTATTGAAAAGTATCAGGAGTCAGATGGTTCTCTTAAAAACGCAGAAGGTTACCACAGGTCACTAGCAATGGCAATGCATCCTGAGAAGTTTGCTAAATTCTTTTATGAGCAGGGCAAATCTGCAGCAGCAGATGAGCAAATGAGAAAGTTGAAAAATGTAAATATGACTACTCGTACCGCTCCGGAAGTTGGAAGCACAAAATCAGGTATGCAAATAAAATCTATAAACACCGACCACGGTAGGGGTTTAAAGATTAGGAGTAATAAAAAGTAAAATTGTTAAACTAAAAAATTAAAAAATGAGTGTATTAAACGTACCCGGTTTTGACTTACAACCAAGTGCACAAAGAGTGCCGTTGAAGTCTAACTACATTACCAATTTTGATTTCTTGAATCAGTATCTACCTGATACTTATGAAAAAGAATTTGAAAGATATGGTAATAGAACAATCGCATCCTTCCTAAGAATGGTAGGTGCAGAAATGCCATCTAACTCTGACCTTATCAAATGGGCAGAACAAGGAAGATTGCATACTAAATATGTAAAGTGTACAACTGCGGCATTAATTAATGCTGACGAAGCTGACTTCACTATTGGAGATGCAGGTGTCCCTGCTTTCGGTGCTAGTAATAGTATCGCTATTAGAAAAGGACAAACTGTATATATCTCTGATAATGCAGGTGGTGGTTCAGCTAAAGCAGTAGTAACTAAAGTTGATTATGCTACTAAAGTAGTAAGTGTTGCATTCTATGACAACAATGGAATACCGGTAGCAGGAGCAGGTCTTGAGTTTACAATGTTCATCTACGGTTCTGAATTCAGAAAAGGAACAGTAGGAATGGAAGATTCTCTAGAAGCTGATGACTTCATCTTTGAAAACTCTCCAATTATCATTAAAGATAAATATGCAGTATCAGGTTCTGATATGGCACAGATTGGATGGGTTGAAGTAACAACTGAAAATGGAGCAAATGGATACCTATGGTATATGAAGTCTGAGCACGAAACTAGATTGAGATTTGACGACTATCTAGAGACTGCAATGATTGAAGCAGTTCCTGCAGGTAATACTTCAGGTGCAGCTACTCAAGCAGTAGCAGGTGCTGAGATGGTAGGTAACAAAGGTTCAGATGGTATCTTCTACGCAGTAGAGCAAAGAGGAAACATTTGGGGTGGAGGAAACCCAACTATTTTAGCTGATTGGGATTCTATCATTTCTAGACTTGATAAGCAAGGTGCTATTGAAGAGAATGTTGTATTTGTAGATAGAGATTTCTCTTTCGACATTGACGATATGCTTTCTCAGCAGTCATCTAATGCAGCAGGTGGTGTATCTTATGGTCTTTTTGACAATGAGAAAGAAATGGCACTTAACTTAGGATTCACAGGATTTAGAAGAGGTTATGACTTCTATAAGTCTGATTGGAAATATTTGAATGACCCAACAATGAGAGGTGGATTACCTACAGGTGCAGGGTCAGGTAGAGTTAATGGACTTTTAGTTCCTGCAGGTTCTACTTCAGTATATGACCAAATCCTTGGTAAAAATGCTAAGAGACCATTCTTGCACGTTAGATATAGAGCTTCAGAAACTGAAGACAGACGTTACAAGACTTGGATTACAGGTTCTGCAGGTGGAGCAGAAACTTCTAGCTTAGATGCTATGGAGGTTCACTTCCTATCTGAAAGAGCAGTATGTACTTTAGGTGCAAACAACTTCTTCTTATTCCAAGAGTAAGCAGATATTTAATAGGGGAGTGTCTTCAAAGACACTCCCTTTTTTTAAACTTTAATTTAAATTTAATACAATGAAAAAAAAGACGACAACTGTTTACGTTGATAAGCAGTATAAACTAACAAGAGATGTAGCACCTCTTTCCTTTATGCTACCAATAAAACATTCAAGAAGATTTCCTTTATTACATTTTGATGAGAGCACAGGTACAAACCGTGAACTTAGATATGCTAGAAATCAAAAGTCACCTTTTGTTGATAAGCAAGATGGTAATGCTTTGCTAGAGCCTGTAATATTTGAAGATGGATTTTTGTTTGTTAGAAAAGAAAACCAAGTACTTCAACAATTTCTACATTATCATCCTTTAAACGGAACTAAGTTTGTTGAGGTAGATAAATCTAAAGATG